TAGCGGACGCTCAAGCGGATGTCGGATACAAGTAAGTTTACTGTTCCAACTTGAGTTACTGTCGGTCTTTCGACTGTCGATAACTCATACTTGGAGCCCGATAGAGCGCCAAGAATACTGATAACAAGCTTCTCAAGATTGTCTAAAGAAGCTGGGTTTGATAAATAAGCAACTGCGGCACTTATTGTGTAATTAAGTTTAACCCGGGTTGTTGCTTTGCCAATGAGTTCCAATTCCATATATGGAGAGTCTGGAACGATTACGACGGCTGGAACTTGAGGTGCTTCCGGGACGTGATCGTAAACGTTAGCGCTGACACCAGCTAAGGCCGTCTTTATCGGTGTGCGGACGTCGTCTTGAATTGTGCTCGCTGGCATTAGCCAATCATCGTTTCTGTATCGATGTATGGCCCAAGGATGCCAGAGATACGATTAAAAAGGGAGCGGCCAAGGCGGAAAGGTGTCACCGAGAAATCCACTCCCTCAATCTGCCCACCAGCGGCAGTTCGCGCTTGAAAGATTTCGACTGAAGTAATAATAACTGCGTTTTCAACGTTGGCGTTGCCTACATAAGTTGAAGCGCCGGATAGTGTGGCAGTTCCGGCAGGGATGACGTTGCGCTCGATAATGTCCGCGTTAGTGATTGCGGCCGTGAAGACATAAGGCTCGATAAGGTCATCAGTTACCGTAACTGTTGCGTTAAAAGGTGAACCACAGCCAGTTACTACGACGGATTGACCTTCGCTAAATTCGTGAACTGTTGAGGTGTAGTAATAAGCGACGTTATCGGTTAATTTAACTTTCTCAATTCTTGTTGCATAAGTTACAAGCATTGGGAGAATTAAATTCTCACTAGTGTCTATGATGTCATTTAAGTAATTATCAGAATACAAGGATGACGAAACGCCGAGAACGGCTCTAAGCTCAGAGGCAGAAACTATTGAAGGCACTTCGTCATCCTTTCATTCTTTAGGTGAGCGGCCAGCTCGGGAGCGGACTGGCCGTCACTATTAGTGCTTTAGTTCTTGTTGAAGTGGCAAGATCCGTTAGCAACTTTAACTGCCAACGCACCATAGCCATAGTAAGCAACCTTTACTTGACCTGTCGCAATTACATCAGCGCGGAGCTGGAAGCGAGGTGATTCATACCAAGTGTATGACTCTGGGTTGATTACGAACATAGAACCGTCTCCGGTTGTGTATGTCAAAGCTGACAATGAGCGAGAGACGTATAGATCGAGTCCAGCAACGTTTCCGCGTAGTGATTGTGGGCTTACTGCGCCACCTGCGTTTTGTGGATTTGTTGCTGTGTAGATTGGTCGTCCACCATCGTTGTAGGACATAATGTTTGCCCATTGCTCAGGTGATACAACAAGTGAGCGAGCGAATCCGAGGCTGTTCTCATAAACCTCAGCGGCGGCTTGTGCTACATAACCAAGAAGGCCAGCGGCGGTGTTGTCTTGCGCTGTTGGAGCAATTTGTCCGGATGAGATAATGAGGTTTGTTACATACTTGTCGGTTTCTTTTGCGTATGCGAACTCCATTTGACGAACGAGTTCATCAAAGAATAGAGGTGAGCTACGATCGAGTAGTTCAACTGAGAACTCTTGTCCGCCAGCGAACTTCTTGACTGATACTGAGAGGAATGAGTTTGTCATTCCGGTCTCGCCGATTGCGCCTTCTTCTGCTACTTCGGCAACAGTTGGAACAGCTGTGATCTTCGGAATTTCGAAGGTCATACCTGCCGCTGGAAGTGTGCCGCGAGAAATCGCGTCGATAGAACCGCGATCTGCGTTTGATAGCGGATTGATTACGGTTGCGAGTTGTGGGGTCGGAATTAATCCGGCGTTGTTTGTTGTGGTGTCGTCAGCTGCGCGAACATAAGCGCGAGCATCGTCATCACCGAGAGCGGCGCGAACGCTGTTCTCTAGGTATTTCGCCTTTGTAAACTCAAGGCGAGGAGCGGTGTAAAACGCTGGGCGAGCTGCCGAGACGGTTTCCACCTTAGCTGCTTCTACCGTTTCTTCGGCAGGAGCAGGAACGGTAGTGTCAGACACTTGTTCTCCTTCGGTTGGGTTGTCTGCTTCAGCGGTTGCCGGAGCAGAATTTTCTTGTGGCGCTTCATTCTCAGAAGCGGCCACTTCGCTAACGCGAGCGCTATCTATTGCTGGATCTGTAACTAGGCTAACTTCTTCCAAAGAAGCTGAACTAATTTTCATTACGCCATTGTCGTTAGACCATTCATTAATCATTGCGCCAACTGAGAATCCATCTCGAAGTCCGGTAGCGGCTTCTTCTAATGCGTCATCAGCAGCGAAAGTCTTTGCTAGAACGAATCGGGCCGTTATTCCTTTGTCATTAACTTCATAATCAGCAAGCTTCCCGATTGGTCGAGTTCTGTCGTGCTCAAGAAGCAATTTAACATTTTTCATCGCAATAGAATCTTTGGCGAATACAGTTGGGCCAACTGAAGTGTTACCGCGCTCATTCCAAGTTACGATTGTGCCGCTAATTGTGCGAGTAGCAACGTCGGCGGCTGTAATAGCCATTGGGAGATTAATTTTCATTAGGGATTAGGTCTTCCTCTCGTTGAATCTGCTCAACGCTCATCGCGCCAATGCGGTTGAGAATTTCATAAACTTGAGCTCTTTCCAAAGCGTTACCGCGTAGGAAGTCATCAAGATCAAAGCGCACCATCACCGGATTAGGGACAAAATCCGGAAGTGAGAGCCTTTCCTCAATCGCCTTAAGAATTGGACGAAGTGAGAAATCAACTAATGAGCGCCGTTCGCTAACCGCATTGCTATAAGTCATTGATGTAGTCTCGGCGCTCAAGAAGTAAGCCGGGATTCCACAAGCTCGAGCCAATTCTAGCGCCACATATTGACGAGCTTCGGTTAGTTGTAATGATTTAGGGTCAAAACCAATTTCTTTAATATCTACATCAGCATTTAGAAAAGCCGTTGCTCGAGATTGTCTAGCTACGCGCCAAGCGCTAAGAAGTGAGTTAATTCTTTCGGCCGGAAGATTTGTGCCAGTTGATTTAAGCGCAATAGTTGGCAATGGGTCTTTTGCGTAAGTGACGGCAGAATTTTCTAAATAAACTGCCGCTTGAATAGTTTTACCAGCGCGATTGAGTAAACCTTCATCGCCACCATCGAATCTAATGATTGAACCAATTCCAAAGTTAGGGACGCGCTTTCCATCAACAGCGTAGCCAGTAATTGTGTTATTTAATGGGTCGGTATCAACTGTTACTCGATCCGGAGCAATGCGAGTCCAAGAACGAACGCGACCGCCATCGGTCGCAGAATACATTTCTAAAACTTGTCCATAACCTACGCCGTGAAGGAATATATCTTCGGCGAGCCAAGTGTAAATAACGAATCCGGCGACTCTTGGGTCTGGTTGATTGATGACTCTATGAGGATCTACATATTCGCCAGTTATGCGATTGAATGTTGTCAAAGGTAAAGAACCAATAGTTCCGCAGATTATATTTCGAGCTCTAGCAACTGCTGGAACTGACATTGCTACTGGTCGAGTTGTTGTAGTGCGTCCACCAAGAATCTGATAAACATTATCTTGAATCTGAATCGGAGTTAAACTGGCTTCGACGTCTGAAACCTTAATCGGAGTAGAAGCCGGAAAGAAGAAATCGCGAATAGCACCCATTGAGCCTAAATTGTAATGGATATGTGCTACGCGACGATAATATCAACGCCCTCATTCGTCTGAGTGGCGTAGTGAGCGGCCATAGCCGCCGCAACAGCTCCGGTAATTACTGCGGCTGAGACTTTGCGGCCGAATATCCAACCGCCATCGCCAAAGTTAAGTCTGACGGCCGATAAACAATGATTCGTTAATTCTTCTTGATTGCTATGCGCCAATCTTTGACTGGAAATCGCTGAGACGAATTCATCACAGCTGGTCGCGTATAACTGCCCATCTATCGCCTCACAAGGTAAGCCAGCCGGAACTAATCGAGCGGCTACGGCACTGGCCGTCCTAGCCGAATAAGCAATTTTCATAACATTGAATTTTCTATACCAGTCACCAATATCGTTAGCGATTAGTTTGTCGGATAGATAGCCGGGATTAGTCCAAGTTTGAAGAAGCTGAACTTGGAATCGATCCCGGTCTATCCGTTGAGAGGCGACTAACGCGGCTTGTCGCCTATCAGGTGATAAATCAATCGCAAGCCAAGTATCAGCGTTCGGCTCTAGGCGCAGACCCTCGACCGCGCAAGCCGACCATTGAGACGGATGAATGACTGGATTGATTGTTGAAACCCATTGGCATAAGACTTCGGTTCGGACAATATCTTCCGGATCATTTAATACCGCTCGGATATTGTCCGGATGAATTGTGTGGCCGAGAGATGGGTTAGCTTGTGCTACGCCTTCCCAAAAGGTCGCAGATCCATCGAATTTAATTTCAGGTGGAGCAGACCATTCCCACCAGCCTAAAGATAAATCGTTAGTGAGAATTGAGGCTAAAGACCGTTCTCGCATTTTGTTTAAAACAATTGAATGGCTATCTCCGGCGTTGGATAGTAAGAACGCTTGTGGGTTGGCTGAAGCCATCTGGGTAAATCGCAGGGAAGACCATACGTCCTCGTCGTGATATTCGCGAGCTTCGTCCATCCATATCGTATCCGGGCTGGCAATTCCGCGAGTAGCCGAATTAGAAGCTCGTACGATATATCGACGGCCACCTGAAAATTGTAATTCTTGAAATCCTCGGGCTTCAAGCTTTTTAACTAACTGGCTTTCGAGTTCAGGATGTTCAGTAATAATTCCATAGATTTTGTAAAAGACTTCAGCTGAGGTAGTTAGTTTGTGAGCTGTGTGGACTTGGAGTTTTTGCTCTAATCCAAAGATTCGCCAAAGAATCTGCCAAGCCATCCAAGTTGATTTACCATTTTGGCGAGCTAATAAGATTCCGTGAACCGGAGTCTGCCAGCGTCCGTCCGGTTGGACTCTAAGCGTTTGTTCACTAAGCCATTCTTGCCAAGGTAGCATTTCTTGGCCGTACTTAGCGCAGAATTCGACGAACTCTAAACCTTTTGATGGGTTTTCGGTCAGTTTAGTGTGAATTCGCGGTTTTACCACACCTCGGTAAGCCGAACCAGCCCGAAGGCTAACGATCTCAGCCGGGTCGGGTTTGTTATTTACCAGTTCAAGCATAATGTCGTTTGGTCGAGCCAGTTCCCGGTATAAAAATCCCAAT